CTGTCGAGGTATTAGACGAAGAAAAAAAATAACTGAGCGGAATTCTATTGCTTACACTATTGCGCAATTAGCAGTAGAGACTGGAATACCGCCTAGAGAGTTTATTGATATGGATACAGAAATGTATCTAGCAATAATCCAGGTATTGACAGACAGAGCTAAGGAGATCAAAAATGCCAGTCGTGGTAAACGGCGTTAGTCAATTCCTTAAAGCTCTACGAGAAATTGAAGATGACACGTTTGACAATGTTAAAGCTAGGTTAAAGACACCAATGATTAGAGTAGCTGCTTTAACTAAAAACGAGTTCCCAGATAACGCAAACGTATTAAGTGGTTGGACAAAGACAGCTGAGCCAATGGAAGGCCAACGCAAACCATTTCCAGCATACGATCAAGGGCAAGCTAAAGCTGGCATTAAATATAAGCTAGGGCCTAATAAAAAGAATAGAAACGGCTACGCTGTTTACAATTATGTATCTAATGAAAATCGTGCAGGCATGGTGTTTGAATGGGCAGGTAGAAAAAACCCACAAGGCACAGCAGGTGGTGCATCATTAAATCCAAACGCTAGCGCAGAATTTATCAACGCATTACCACAGTTATTTGATGCAACATTATCTGGATCAGTAGGGCGCAGAGGTCGAAGAAACAAAGGCAGGGCCTTGTATAAAGTATGGGCTAAAGAGCAAGGGCCAATCTATGCAGATATACAAAAAGCCTTGAACGATGCTATAACCGCATATTACAAAAAAATGCCACTAGAAAAGCAGCAAGAAGTTATAGGATTTTATAGGGGCATGCGGAGTAGGGGAGTGTCATAGTGCCAACCATAGTAGCATCGGTACTTAGCACCTTTGACAATAAAGGATTAAAAAAAGGTAAAAAAGAAATATCAGTTTTTGAAAAACAAGTTAAAAGTTTTGGCAAAGTATTTGCTGGAGTGTTCAGCGCTACTGCATTACTTAATTACAGCAAGAAGGCTGTATCTGCATTTATGGCCGATGAAAAGGCTGCCAAGGCCTTAGAGTTACAACTTAAGAATACTGGCTTTGCATTTAGCGCACCAAGCGTTGAGTATTACATAGCGAATTTACAAAAGACTACTGGCGTATTAGACGATCAACTGCGCCCAGCATTCCAACAATTATTGACAGTTACTGGATCTGTTACACAAAGCCAAGACGCTTTAGCAACTGCTTTAAATATTAGTGCTGCTACAGGTAAGTCAGTAGAAGCAGTCAGCGCAGCTTTGACACGTGCATACTCTGGCAACACTGCAGGATTAAGTAGGTTAGGTGCAGGCATAAGTAAAGCCACGCTTAAGACTGGCGACATGGACAAGATCATGGCTGAACTTAATCAGAAGTTTAGTGGTCAAGCAGCAGCTAGATTAGATACCTATGCAGGCAAGATGGATTTACTAAAGGTAGGTGCAGAGAACGCATCAGAAGAAATTGGCAAAGGATTATTAGATGCATTATCAGTATTAGGTAAAGATAAAAGCATTGAGAGCGCTACCGATGCTATGGAAGGTTTTGGTAAATCTATTGGCGATGCGATTTATGGTATCGGTTTATTAGTGAGCAAAGTAAATGGCCTAGCATCTAAAGTGGGTTCTAGTGGTTTAGCAGATTTGTTATTACGTCTACAACCAGGCGGCAAAGGCGCACAAGCAATATTTAACGCATTATCATCTTTTGGCGGATCTAATAGAGATAAACCTACATCTAATTTTAGTTACTCATTAGGCGCTAGCGCTACCAAAGATATTGATCGAGCCAACAAGTTATTAAAAGAAAAAAATAGACTATCGGCTCAAGAAATTGCTAATCTAAAGGCTAAAACCGAATTAGATAAACTTAAAGATAAGTTTGATATAGAGCGCATAGGATTAACGCTGGCGCTCAACCAGGCTACCGATGAAGAGACTAAATTACGCCTAAGAGCGCAGTTAGCAATCCTAGATAATAACGAGGCTTTAGCAAAGAAATATAATGCTGAGTTAGGCGCTGTAGCCGCCGCTAACGCTTTGGCCACTTCTGCCACTACAGCTGCAGGTGCTTTAAATTTCTTGGCTAATGGTATGCCAGCGCTGTTTAATTCTTTAGGAGAATTAACTGGCCGAGGCCGTAATCAAATAGCGCCAGATGAGTTTGCCAGACTGCCACAAGGTGTAACTAATATGGGCGCACAAACTGCTGCCACAGCCGCTGCTACCGCACAAACTACAGCTACATTAACCCTTGATCCAAACGCTAGCAGTGATAAATTAGTATCTGCTATAGGCGAGTTAGTAAGAGTAAATCTTAAATATGGCAACAAGTTAGTACCAGCGGGAACTATTCAGTAATGGCTGTACCAACAATCAATGCAGTAATTAACTTCTCGACTGGGCCAAGTTTTGCTCAGGCTATGATCTTAGGTACTGGAATATTAGACGTGAACATATTAGGAGATTCTGCAGCCTTAATTGTTGATGTATCAGATCAAGTTAATTTAATACAGACTAGCCGAGGCCGTAATGCTTTGGCAGATCAATTCCAAACAGGGCAATTAACTTTACGCATAGTAGATCAAAATGGAGACTTTAACCCGACTAATCCGTCTGGGCCATATTACGAATTGCTGACACCTATGAAGAAGGTACAAATCTCTGCTACTTATGGTGCTACCACTTACAGCCTATTCTCAGGGTTTATTACTTCATACGTTAATACTCAACCGAAGGATGCAACAGAAGTCGCCTACACTACAATTACAGCTGTTGATGCCTTCCGCTTAGCTTCTAACGCACAAATATCTACAGTAACAGGTGCCAGTGCTGGCAATTTATCAGGCACAAGAATTAACCAGATATTAGATCAGATTGATTGGCCAGCAACTATGCGTGATGTTGATGCAGGTTTGACTACTATGCAGGCTGACCCTGGCACAGCACGTACTTCCCTTGATGCGATGACCACTGTAGCGACATCCGAATATGGGGCGCTATATGTAAACACAGACGGCGAGTTTGTATTTCAAGATAGAGCAGTAACGGCAGGATCAATCGGTGGCACAGTAACTACCTTTAATGATGATGGCACAGGTATCGCATATGCCAACGCTATGTGGAAATTAGATGATGACTTAATCTTTAACTCAGCACAAATTAGCCGCACAGGTGGCTCACCACAAACAGCCATTAATCAAGCATCTATTGACAAGTATTTCATCCACAGCTACAACCTACAAGATCTGCTAATGCAGACCGATGCTGTAGCCCTAGATTATGCCCAGGCTTATGTAGCTAGCCGTGCCGAAACCCAGGTTAGATGCGATGGCATCGAGTTAGACTTATATACAGACAATTACAACACAGGCATTATTGCAGCCTTAGAGTTGGACTTCTTTGACCCGATCAGAATTGTTACTACCCAGCCAGGCGGATCTACCCTCGATAACACTTTGCAAATATTTGGCGTAGCCACCACCATCACACCTAACAGCTTTAGGGTCTTCTTTACGACCCTTGAACCAGTCATCGATGCACTGATTCTAAATAACAATATATACGGCACTTTAGACTATAATGTGCTCAGTTACTAAGGAGAAATAATGGCCGCTGGATTAGGATTTAAGGACTTTGTTACAGGCGAGGTATTAACCGCTGCCGATGTTGATGGCTACTTAATGCAAGGTATATGGGTGTTTGCCAGTGCCGCTGCTAGAGATGCAGCTGTAACATCACCGCAAGAAGGTAATGCGTGTTATTTGAAAGACACAAATCAAGTTTTGACATATAGCGGCAGTGCTTGGGTCGCAGTAGGTGGCGGATCACCGCTAACCACTAAAGGCGATATTTATGGTTTTTCTACAGTTGATGCACGTATTCCAATTGGTGCAAATAACACAGTATTAACAGCCGATTCCACAGAGGCGCTTGGATTAAAATGGGCTGCACCTGCTGGTGGAAAAGTATTGCAGGTTGTAAGTGGCACTTATTCAACATCTACTTTAGTATCTAGTTCATCATTTACCGATACTGGTTTATCTTTAGCAATTACACCTACATTAAACACGAGTAAAGTATTAGTTATAGTTAGCCAACAAGTTAAAGTCAGCGATACTGGTTCGGATGCTGCTGGTGCTTGGCAACTTGTCAGAGGTTCAACAGCAATCGTTACAGTAGGTTCAAGCGGATATGAAGCATTTGAAGTTTTAGCAGGTCAATATCGTACTGTTTTCAATTATACATATTTAGATTCTCCTGCTACTACAAGTTCAACAACATATAAAACACAAGTTAGACGATTTGTTTCTACTAATACTGTTACCGCACAAGATAATGGTGCGCCATCACAAATCACACTTCTAGAAATAGGTGCATAATGAGTTATTTAGCAAAGGCAATTAACAAATTAAAATCAGGCGCTGAGTTTTCATTTACTGACAATGATTATTCAACAATTAAATGGGATGTTTTAGAGGGTAAAGCACCAACCCAGGCACAAATTGATGATGCTATTGAGCAAGTAAAAGCCGATGAAATAGCAGAAGCCGAAGCAAAGGTAGCAGCCAAAGCAGCAGCACAGGCTAAACTTGCAGCACTTGGTTTAACTGTTGGGGATTTAAAAGCTCTAGGTTTGTAATGCAACCTAAACTATGTGCAGCTGGTGTGCAGTTAAGAGATCAAGTTGATACGTGGTTTCCAGATCGGTGTACTAAAAGTCCAGAAGGATGGTTGGGCGATAGTCGTCACTCCGCCAGAAAATCGGATCATAATCCAGACAGGTTTGGGTGGGTCAGAGGTCTTGATCTTAATTCTAGGTTGGAGTCATCCGACAGCCTCGCACCTTATCTGGCTGACCAGATCAGAATCGCAGCCAAATCGGATCCACGCATATCATACGTCATCTTTAACGGGAGAATATGCTCGAAGATATTAAATTGGAAGTGGCGTAAGTACAAAGGCAT